CCAAGGATGGGCTAACGGGTATTACGATACTTTTTCTATCAACAATAGCACTTCCACTTAAAATTATATCATCACCGAAAGCTTTAATCACATCTTCTTTAACACTCATTATCTATATCCTTTAGTTTTGAAAATATATTTTTATTTGTTTTATTTTTAGGACCAAACTTAATATTTTTTGGTCTATTCAGATCCAATGTGATTGATGTGTTTTCATTTTCTAGTTTCTTCTGTTCGTCTTCTATGATAGGAACTAGATGAGGAGCACGCAGAGAATATATTTTTGCGGCTTGTGGATTGTTTAGTCCTCTAACAATCGCTGTGTCAGAATATTTTTGTAGCAGTTTATGTGCTGAGGATATCTGATTTCTATAAAAAGCAGACCATTCCTTATTTAACCAAAATCTATGGTGTAAATCTTTTTTATCAATCTTGGCCTTTTTTTCGCATATAATCTCAGTGATATACTGAGCGGCACTGACCTCTTTACCATTAGAGTATTTTGACGGATATTTCTTTACAGACATAATAATCAACGATTAGTTTCCAAAATCAATACATCCGCTCTAACATAAATATGATCTTGACAACCGCATTCTGATAAGAATAGATGTTCTAATCTGGGATAGAGTTTAGCCCTTAAAGAATATCCTAAGTTTTGCATAAATGAGATTGTTTCGTAATCTCTTTGTTCTCCACCATCTCTATACGAATCTGTTTCGTATGCTATAATTTTAGGCTTCCATTTATGGAAAGGAAATTTTTTCAGAATCTCAAATGTAATTTCTGGAGGTTCTAAATCCAAAGATAAAAAATCTATTTCTTGATCAGTAAAATACTTATCGCATAATTCTTCATAATTAATAGATAAAGCATCACATATAATTAATTCTGTATGAGGTCTAGAGTTCCAGTCTGTCGTGTCTGTTTGTTTCTCTATATCTATTGCAACTCCGGACCAATCAAATTCTTTTTCTAATAAAAAAGTACTAGAATTTAGTAAAGGAGTACCACATCCTATATCTAAAAATTTTCCATTTCTTTTTTGGTTTAGATAAGCTAGGATCAATCTATCTTGATCAAGTTGACCAAACGGTCTTATGTCAGTTCTAGTATTCATTTATTTGGTCTGTATATAGAGTCATTAAATGTTTTTGATGGTTTGGTATTGCTGTTTTTTTTGAATTCGTCATTCATTTGAGACGCAGCCTCTGTCATTATACTAACATTATTAGTTTTTTTATTAGATGTATGCCTAATCATTAGACTTTGGCTTTTGCTTTTTGTCTTGGGTTGTGGTTCAACTTGTTGATTGATTATACCATCAACGATAGCTTCTGCAACGCCAAGTTCTAACGCAATCTGTTTTGGTTGCATTTTTATTGTATCGTGTAAATATCTAACAGCATACTCTGTTTCTTTTGTTTTTTTATTATTTTTAGCCATTATACTAATTCCCTTTCCGCATTGTTTAACCATGCTAGATTTTTTGTTGATAAAAAATTCAAATATAAATCAAAAACTTTTTGGTTTACTTCCTTGAATTCAAATTCTTTCTTTCCTATTTTAGCAATAAATTTTTCATTTTTACCCTCGCTGAACAAACCAATTGGATTAAAAATTTTACCATATGTGCCGATCTTAATATAAAACTTATTATTACTATTCTTCGATAGACTTTTTGCTACGACAGATCTGGACTCTGTATTAGATCTTGGTCTATTATCTTTGTCAATAAATTCATGATCACCCAGTATAGTATAATAATTCGTTGTTGTGTCGGATTCTTCTTCTGTGGATTTTTGTTTGTTAAGAGTAAAAATACAGTTTTCAGCTTTCATTTTTTTGGCAATCTCCTTTTTTTGGTTGTGGCTCCAGGCCAAAGCGTTTTTTGTGGTTTTTTAATCCTACTCATACCTTGCGGCAATGGTTTTGTTTCTTCTTTGTTATCTTTATACGAATTGTGTTTTTGGTATAGAGATATCCTTTGGTCTTCGCTCATTCTCTCGGAATTTCTTAAAGCCAAGTCTCCTATAGTTTTTAGCTCACTATCAGATTTCTTTACAGAAGACGACTGAGACAAAGCATCTGCAATATAATTTCTTGATGTTTTATTACTATTGCAATTAGAGCATTTAGGCTGCGGATTATAATCTTTTATATAAAAGAATATTTCAAAATGATCATTGCAATTTTCACAAATATAGGAATAGTTAGGCATATGATTTTGGTAAGTATACTAGCCACTCAGATGGTATATGATCTTTTATCTTATATAGCTGATGTGCTATTGGCAAGTATTTTGATGTTTTATTGGGTTGTATTGGCAAATTTTGTAATATCATATTCGCTTGTTTGGGTGTTTTATTTCCCTTTTTTCTGTTGCAGTTTACACAAGCGGTCACGATATTTGTCCAACAGGTTGGTGATCCAACGGAATAATCCCAAGTTGATTTTGGTATCACATGATCGTAAGTTAATTCGCTTGAAGAAAATTCTTTATTACAATATTGACAAGTATGATTATCTCTAACGAATATATTTTTTCTAGAAAAAACTATTGTTTGTTTAACACAACGAAAGAATCTCTTGGTTCTTGCCACACACGGTATTGGATACTTTTTATTATTAACACCCTGTATATGATCATTTTTATAGAAATCAATAATATCTATTCCATATTTTGGATTATCTACATATTTCATATGCCACATAATAGCCTTTTGCCAATCAACAATAGACAAAGGCATATAGTCAGCATTTAATACTAAACATTTATTATTTTGGGGCTTCATTTTCGTAAGAGTCTAATCTTGCAAGAATTTTACCAATAATGGGATTTCTAATAATATCATGATTAAAAAGTTGTGCTAAACCTATTTGATCAACACCATTTAATGCACCGATTAAATCTATAAAACCACCACGCATAGTTCTGTGTAAATCTGATTGACTAATATCTCCAGTCAAAACCATTTTACTATCAGTTCCTATGCGTGTCAATAACATCTTTAATTGATCATACGAAGCGTTTTGACATTCGTCGGCCACTATAAAAGCATTATGAAAGTTACGACCTCTCATCAATCCTAGTGGAACAATTTCTATCCTATTATTTAGTTTTAAACTGGCATAATGACTCATAGGAACAAAGTGACATACTTCATCTAATATTGGTAATAAATATGGATGCAGTTTTTCTTCTGCTGTTCCTGGAAGATAGCCAATCTTTTCTCCACTCTCTACAACTGGTCTTGTAATAACTATTTTTTTAACCTTATCTTCTAATAGATATTCCAATGCCATACCAACAGCTATGTGTGTTTTACCACTACCAGCCACACCCTGACAAAAAGTTATAGTATTTTCAGCTATAGTTCTGATATATTCTTTTTGATTATCCGTTCTTGGTTTAAGTCTGTTTCTATAAACCATTCCATTTGATTGAATTTCATTTGTTGCATCTATAACTCTAGACTTTTTCTTGCCATTTTTGGTATTTTTTCTCAATGTTATTCTCCACTACTGGTACTAGGTTAAATTAGACAGGCGCCGCCAGCACAACTAATTTCTTCTATCCCAGCAGTATTGTCCTCTGTTTCCAATAGTTGTGTATAATCTACTTTTTTGTATGTTTCATATAAATCACAATATATTTTCCAATTATAGACATCTTTCATACAATAGGTTAAACGCTTAATATCTCCATCAAAATATTTACCAGCAAAATTTTTCATTTTGGTAACAAACTTGAGTTTAGATTCATGATGATCTTTATGAGCCTGATTTAATGTTACATAATCACAGGCCGCCCATAGATTATTATCAAATGCATTTAACCCAAGTTCTATTAAACCAGAACACCACAAAGCAGCATCCCCGTATTCTTTTACTATTTCTCTGCTTGTATAAACAGTTGTAAATGGTGCTTGTGGGTAATCTTTATCCCCACTTTGTGGAATCAAGCTTATTCCTGCAAAATATTTACGATTATTATAAATGTATTTTGTAACATCTTCCCATTCGTCGGGTTTTACTGTTACTGTATTACTTACATTATGGCTCAAATAATCCTGTGTACATAACTGTTTATTTTTACCAGAATAAACCCAATTTTTTTGAGTATCTTTAACAATCGACAACATATCTACTGCTGGTAGTTGATTCTTGGTTTTTGCTCCGTCTGGAACCTCTATTGGGAACTTAATAACTTCGTCCGTATTATTAGCCGACCAACTAGATTTTTGGCAAGCTTGCGGGTTATAACTCTTAAAGTGCTGATAGGGTGCTTCTAAAATATTCGCCTGTACGTGTCTAATATAGCGTTTAGCGTGATGTGGGTGGATGCCGGAACTAGTACCTAACATACTAGAACTAGTACCTTCTGGCTTTAAACAGGTTACTCTAGCAGCCTGATTAATGCTAATCTTTTTGGCCATTTCTTTATTAGTATCAACAGCAATTTTAGCTCCGGCTTTGAGCACTTTTTCGGAAAGAACTAGATCGTGCTTTTCCATGATACCAGTTAAAGAAACACCTAGTAAGGCTTCTCTACGAAAGATTTTGCAACTAGTTTCTCCTAGGTAGTCTAGATTGGTAAATCCAGCTTGTAAAGTACCTATTATTGCAGCCGCTTTGCAGCGATCATAAAAATCGTTTTCGTCTTCAATAGATGAACAGTTAATAGTTGATAAGTTGCATCCTTGCCAACCGCTTTTGCCTGTTTCTTCATCGACGGGCCACATACCAACTTCCACGCAAGGATTAAAGGTCATCTCTGTGGAATCGCTCCAAATAAATCCTGGTTCGCCAAACTCCTTAACGCTTTCCATAAGAATTTCGAATTGTTCTAGAGTGGTCTCTTCTTTTAGAAGCAGTGCGGAGTTATTGCTTCTGGCTCTTTGTGGATTATCCATGTACCAGTTTCCGGTCTTAGCTTTAGCCATCTCCTCGTCGTCTGCACTAAATAGTGCTAGACTAGCAGATCGTCTAACTCCACCACTTAAAACCGCATCGCTACTATGCATAATAATATCATAAGCATCAATTGGTCTTAGTTTTTTCTGACCATTAGCGATACAACGATCAAGAAGTGTTCTGATTTTTTCTAGACCATTTGCCAGTGGTTCAAATCCGGGTGCTTTTCCAACTCCGGAACTAAGATCGGAACCCTTTGGTCGAATATTACTATAATCAAATACCACATAAGTATTTTTATACATTTTGAATTCTTCGATAGGCTTACTAAAATAACTACTAAGAAGAACACCAAGAGCATCAGCCCATCCTTCGATACTATCTTCGATAATATATTTTGTGCCTTCGCCATTTTCAACATCATGTTCTAGCGGCGGTAATTTACCAACGTGATGTTTCTGAACGCTAAATCCTGTGCCGCTTCCGCACAACAGCAACCAGAAGCATTCTTGAAAGAAACGTAGTCTATCACAATAAGAACTTGTACAATTATAAATTTTAGCGTGACGTTTTAGTATGGGTTCTCCACCGAACTGTAAGCCTCGTTGAGAACCAAGTATCTTCTTTTTATACATCATATCATATGCCCAATTAATCTCCTCAGAGATTCCTTTGTCGGCATACATTGTATGCATCATATTTTTAACTCTTTCAACAGCTTCTTTCCATGTTTCTCTGCGATTTTTTTCTGGAATCCAACGAGCATATTTACTAACAAATGTGTAATTTTGAAGCTCTTGAAGCGCGGACATATTATCTCCTATTGATCAGTGTTAAAAAGCCTAATATTACCAATCCTTTAAAACAATGTTCTATCATTAGAGTGTTGCTGGTAATATTAAAGTAGAAATAAAAAAATAACATTATAAAGAAACTAATATTGTATATCATAATACACCACACAAATGTTTCAGCCAAGAAAGATTTGGTTCAACATAGAAAATATTTATGCCGCTCATTTGTTTAAAAGTTTCGAATCTTTTTTTGGCTTCGTCATCAAATAAATGTGTACCATGATCTTTGGACATAAATACTGTATCGATACCTTCTTGCCATAGGGCCATTATACAGTCGTTGCAGCTTTGACCAGTAACATATGCTATTCCATTATCTGGTCTGATAACACAATTTGACAGAGCGTTTCTCTCGGCGTGTATCATCCACGGATACTTTTCTGGTCTAGTATTAGGAAGCAATTTGTCGTCTAGACCTCTTGGGAATCCATTGTACCCCAAGCCCAATATTCTGTGATTCTTATCGGTGATGACACATCCGTGTTGTGTTTGGGAGTCGTGGCTACGCTGAGAAACAACTTTAGCCAAACCTAAAAAATAATCAGTCCAGTTGGGTCTTGTCATAATACCTATTATAACAAAGACAAACTTTGAGTCAAGGTGTTTTTGTTAACTTGTTATATAGGATTAGGCTCACAACACCACCAGCAATACCCATGAGTATACCAGATGGGGTTAGGCTTTCGTAATTACCTAATAGATAGAGTATTCCACCACCCATATATGATCCAGCAACACCAACGGCTATGGTTTGAAAAAATCCCATGCGTTCTTCTCCAGGAACAAGGGCTTTTGCTATGCTGCCTACAAATAAGCCATAAACACACCATACCAGTATATTAAACATTAGATGCCTCCACTAAAGTAATGACTTCATCCTCCTTGAGATTCTCTCCTTTATCTAAAATAGCGTTCAACAAAGCTACGCTATATTTTGCATATTGATCTTTGGACATTTGTTTTCTAATAATTTTTTTGATTCTTAGTTTGGTAAACCATCCTTTTCTTATAGAATAGGATTTCATTTCCTCGCCATATAAAGCATATTTATCAGATTGTGTTGTACTGCTAGGTAGCTTAGTTTTATTGCATTCTTGAAGAACTCTAACTAAAGTTAGAACTATACTGATAATCATTAAGATAGCGATAACACTACCAAACTTTTCTTCAGATGGTATGTCGGATTTTTGTCTAATATTTTCTGCAATCGTATTTAATTTATTGTTCATCTTTGATTGACCTTGGTTTTACATTCTGGTTTGAGTATAGCCGGTGGATGAGTAACTTCTGATTGCTTGTTGTCTGGTTCGCAATATCCACAATCTACCATCTTGATTCCATCTCCGCTTAAATACTTTCCAGTCCCTTTGCAAACAGGGCATTCTTTTCTAGGATATTTTTTTTCTTTGTCTAGGTGTTGTGTTTTAATAATTCCACCAACAAGAGTTACCGCCGCTGTTGTTGATCCGTTATATCCATAGTCTGATGAAACAAATACAGAAGTAATCAGTAATAAACATACTATTTTATTCATCTTGTTTTCTTCTCCATTTTGGTCGCCATTTTTTATCCGGCTTAGGAGTATCAATTTCTTCAACACTTTTTGGTGATAGTATTTTAATAACACCTAATATAAAACTAGCAATAATACTTAATAGTCTATTCAAAGCTATTTTATCTATTAGTCTCATAAATAATCCTCAAAACCATAAGAAGGAAGTTTTTGAACAGGAAAACCGTCGAACTGACTAAATGCGTAAGCGCCATTTTGACTAAGCATCCCTGCTGCTGTATCAGCATGAATCAAAAACGATCCGTCTGGTATTTTGCCCCAAGTTGGATGACCACCATCATTCCATTTACCCCAACTATTTTGAACAAGAAATGCTGGCTCGCTACCAGTATCATCACACGCTATCCATGCCATAGCATGAGCCCAACTACCACTCACTCTTGCAAATCCTTTACTGTCTCGTTTATTACTAAATCCATAACTAGAACATACCGATAACCCATAACCATTAGCTAAAGCGTCTCTTGCTTCTTCTATAGTTCTAACAAGACTTACTGTTTTAATTTGATGATCATTGGAAAGATCAATTACTGGGTCTGGTAAGCCTCTGCTGCCCCAGCCAGCACCAAGACTACCATTATATTTACTAAAATCAGCAATTCCTTTATAATTTTTTCTAACAACAACCCCACCGCTTTGACTAACAAATGTAGCCGCTCGTGAGCAACTCATACCTTGTCCACCGTGTCCTCTAGCCCCATAGATAGCCTCTGTTGCTCCTCGTGCTATCCAAGACTCTTTGTCTCTATGGACATCAATTTCTACTGCTCGACTCACATCTACGGCATTACGCGTTGCATGACTAACACAATCACCAGTAGTTTGTCTTTCGTTGTAAGGGTTTTTATCAAATTTTAACACACTTTTATATGGTGTGCTTAATTTACCTTTACCGCTATTTTTAATTCTTTTTGCTCCGTCATTAAAGTAAGCATACTTGGAACTCTCTAAAAGTTCATTGAATACATGCTCCTCCCAAAGACATCCTTGAAAGCCTTTTCTATATTCATTATATAAATCATTTGGTGATAGTTTGGTCATTATTTACTACCCTCATTACAAGCCCAAGCCAAAGCACGAAACGTATCAACTGCCTTATTTCTTAAGCCAGTATCTAAAGTCACCATATCGTCACCAAGTTGTGAAGATAAAAGAGCTTGTGATGCTTCGCTTAGGCCGGGATACGCTCCTTTGATATTAAGTCTTAACATAAGTCCAGTTAAAGAATTAGCTTGACGAATTTCTTCTGTTGTTTTTACAACTTCATTATCACCATCTAGTTCTATAAGTGTTGCCAAATCTAGATACAAATCAGATAATCTTTGAGCATCTTTTTGTCTCGATGATGGTCCGTTTTTAATTGCATCAACTATCGGTTTGCACAATTCTTTCACATCATTATCTGCTGGTGGAGTTATAATTACTATTGGATTATTTACTGGATTATTGTTGATAGGTAAAACAATATTTGGCCTAACTAATCCAACTAATAATAATAATCCGCCAATAACTAGCAATACTTTATTATTCATACTTTTTCCTCGCCACACACCTTGGGACTTAAATATGGAAACATTTGATCGGCAACTTTAATTGCCTCCGAACAACCGCTCTTAACTGCTAAATCTCGTGTTTGTTTCCAAGATGCTATTAGTTCAAAAAATACATCATTACTTTCTGGTGCCACTAGAGTAGGTTTTGGAATTGTGACAGCTACTGGTTTGGACACAATACCCTTTGCTTGAGATAGTAAATCACCTAATACTTTTTGTACTGGACTTAGTTTATCCTTAAATAAAACCCACAATATTAAACCAATGCCAGCATACAAAGCTAAATCAATTGGTTTTAATGAAGATGAAAATTCTTCAAAACTTTGAGCATAATCTAACATTAAATCGTTCCTTTCTTGAGGAAAATGCCTGTTTCTCTGAAAATAGTAACAGTTGCATCAATTGATGCTGAAACCATTATCATGAGAATTTTTTTGATATACGAATGTATAATAGGCTCAACAAGCGAGGGGACAAGTGGTATATCCACAACTAAAAACACTTTATCGTAAAAACTATTAATGTACTCAACTGCTATTTGTTTTTTTTCTGGTCCTTCTAAGTCTTTAGCTATAATTTCTATTATTTGAACTGTACTAGCTATAACTAGTTGTAGCGTTTTCCAAACTTCACTTAGTGCTACGCTTTTTAGTTTTTGTAGTTTTTCTTTTAGTTCTTGGTGAACTTTGTTTGCGTGTTCTAGTATTAGCTCTTTCGGACTCATCTGTTTTTGCCTCTTCTTTTTTTATAGTTTGTAATTTTTCTTGTTCAACAACTTTTTTAACTTCGCTTCTACCTTTAATATATTTTGCAAGTATGAATACCTGTCCACTAATAAGTATCACACTTTCTACTGCGTGGGTTACAACAGTTATTAATTCTTCTTTGTGTTCGTTTTCTGTTAAAATACCAGTTAGATATAATCCGCTAAATATAAAGCTTACTAATGTAAACCAAAATTCACTGGTTCTATATCCAGCTTTTATTTTCATACACCAACATCTCCACCATCAACAGAACCAGTGCCATGGTAATAGCTTGGGTCGTCGAATCTGTTATCATATTTAGCTTGTATGTCTAATAGTGCTGGACTATTAGAAACATAAGAGTTTTCAACATCAAAAAATCCAGGAACTGTGCAAGACAGCACAAGCGTTCCGTTTTTAATTGGGTTTTCAGCAATAGCAAGAGCTATATCATTAGCCATAATTTACCTTTCATAAATATAAGAGTATAATTTATATTACACCAACTTATACCAAGCCCAGAATACTACTACCATTTACGCCTTTTCCGTACTGGAATTCAATATCTGAATATGTTCCGTCGTATCCATTGGTTATCATACTTTCTGCTGATGAAAGCGTAAAAGTGGCGGTGCCGGTAATGGTGCCTCCCCTATTGGTTGCTAGATTTTCAAATAGTGTATCGCCGGTGATTGTGGCCCCGGTCCCCAAATATGTTTCTTCACTAAAAGTAGCTAAATTACTAACTGTGATATTCACATTCTCAATATATGGATAACTTCCATAAGTATTTAGATCATAAACATATGGGGTGGAAGCAGAGTTGCTTGTTAAACTATTTTGTATTATTACGTTTTGATATGGCATAATTTCTGATGGAACATTATTATATGGATTTGAATTGGCGCTATCTAAATACCAATTACCTGATGTGCTCCAATTGCCATCATTCATCAATCCACCAAAATATAAGGTATATCCATAATATGTTATGGTCCCCGTTACTGTACCACCAACAGGCTTTTCTGATGGATAATAAACATCAACATCTCCGTTGACTGTGCCATCATTACTAGATCCATCTTCAAATACTGCTGAAGGATCAGAAAGATTTAGAGTGCCTTGATTATTAGACAGATCACTAAATGTTATACTATTTCCACCATGATTGGCCGATTGGGTTAATATTGCTCCCGTATTTAAAACTGAACTATCATTAAAATTAGCATAATCACAAGTAATACTGATGCTCACATAAATAGCCGATGTTGCAACATCGTTGACGGTTAGAGTTGCTACTGTAGCATCTAAAGGAGTGGTATTCGAACCCACAGAAGCCTCTATAATAACATTATCTAGGGATATAGCTGGATTTGGAGCATACGTGGAGCTTCCACCACCCATTGTTGCATCATACCAAAAATTTCCACCCCAATCTTCGCTACTACTAGTATGATAAAAATATACTGTTCGCGCTGGATATCCACTATAAAGCAGAGATCCATTTATTGTGCCTGTATATGAAAACGGCGCTGGATGACTATAGTACACGGTAACATCTAGTGTGACTGTACCGCCAGTAAAAAGACTAGTACCGTAGAACGATGCGTTTCCTGTTATTGTGCCACTAATAAATTCACTAGAATCGTTAAACTCAACATCTCCTGTAATATTTGCTCCACCATAATTAGAATGTCCTAGTTCGGATGTGTTATTGAAAGTAACAGTTCCAGAAGCACTAATATCGGTATTATTAGTTACATAGGAATTTCCATTAAATATAGCGTTGGTACAAATTATGTCTGGACCCGCATACATACTATCTCCAATGTAGTATGTATCTGATACTGTTAATGTAGACGCTACGTTTAGAGCATATGGTGTATTCATAGTTAAACTATAATTTATTGTAGCATTATTACAGTACATGTCTGTTGTTGTATTGTAAATAGATCCACCAATTATTACATCATCGCTATTAGATGGAATATCGTATGATTGCTGAGTATAGCTACTATCAATCCACCAATTTAGATTATTATGCCAATCGTTACTAACGGCAGCATTGTAATATAGTGTTGAGTAATTAGTGTAAAAAGTACCACCAGCTATTGTTAAGTTTGATCCAACAGTACTAGTATATCCACTTTGATATATTAGATCACCTCCAGTAGCTATCCAATCTATAGGACCAGATCCAGTTATGTAAATATTACCAGACACATCAGCAATATTTGCTGATATCCCGCTTTCGGTTTGACCAGTACCAGCAAATGATAATATACCGTTAATAT